AGATGGACCGCAGCATGTCCTGCTCCTCTTGTCCTGCTCCCGCCTCTCCTGACACAATGGACTTGGAGCTGTCACCAATGATAAAGGCCATCAGAGGCACCTTTTGCGGACCGAGTTCCGTGAGAGCCTCCACATATCGCTTGTAGGCACCATTGTCCGAATTGGTAATGTTCTCTCCTGCCTGATCGATTCCCACCACCATATTCGCCCGATTGAAGATCCACTTATACATATCACCACCCTTTCCGCATGCCAGGTCAAGCAGATTCTTCTTCCCGCCTTTCAGGACGCTCTTCAGGAGAATGCGATTTTTGATGTATTTGTTATGGAAGTCCTGGAGACCCTTCACGAGGTTCATGTTTTCTTTCGGAGCCTTGCGTTCATAGTATTTTTTCGTGATATCGGTTTCACGGGAATGGACCAGCGCCTGGACTTCCACAAGAGTCGGTTGTTCATTGCCCGTCTGAATCATGGATACCGTGACAGGGTCATGAATGGAGTTCCATACATCATTGGCGACTCCCGAATCATTCATCATTCCCTTGTATACGATGGCACCTTTCAGTTTCATGGCGCGAAGAAGGCGCTCCGTCTTGTCATGACGAATTCGAGAGGGAACCCATCGCCAACCAGGTTCTCTCGTCGGATCATATCGCATTTCTACGATGCTGCGAGGCGGGATGGGCTCATGAGAGTCCTCTGTCATGATATACTGCTCTCCCGTTTCACGTTGCACTTCCAGGATGCGGTGACAGGTATGCGCCATGGTATCCGTATAGTCCGTGGGAGTAAAGAGAATGGGCTGATAGCGGGAGGGGCCATCTCCCTCTTTCAAAAGGGGCTCTTGACGCAGAATGGTGGAACGCGGATCCTTGTGCTGGGCAGATGTCTCTCCACCAACATAGAGGCTCATGGTTTTGTATTGAATGGTCTGGTTGTTGCTCGGATCAATGCTGGTCGTGACTTTGTCCAGTGCGGGCTCATCTGGATCCTTTTCATAGACAATCAGGAAATCCACTGTGTTATCGATGGCCGGTTTCCATTTAAACTGATGTTTGAAGCGAACACCCGCCCGATCAGGGAGTGGCTCCGTGTTGCTGGTCAGAATCAGACCATCCGTGTGATAGATCCGTTTGGTCTCCAGAATGCGTGTCGCGCACCGCGTAAAGACGGACTCGTCCAGGGCCGACGCAAACTCAAATCGTTTCAGCATGACCATCAGGCGACTGGATTCCGCCATGCCAGGAATGATCGTTTTCGTATCTTGTGTCCACAGCGCATACCAGTTCTTCATGCGAACATACCGCGACATCCCATCTCCGTCCATCTGTCCCTCGGACGTGAACGTTGCAAAGGGGAGGCGAGAGACAGGGCGACCCTCTTCGTAGTAGATGTCAAAGAGGAGATAGTGATGAATGGCTCGTTTGTCATGGGACATCGTCACCCACTCTCCATCCACCATGGAGTTCGCACACGCCACATTTTGAAGACCCGTGCGATACACATTCAAACTCTGATCCAGCAGAAAGAGCTCTCCTGACGCATCCACCATGCCCATGGCGCGCAAGCCGTCCGCCTTGTCTGTCACATTGTATCCCGTGCGAATATTGGGAACCTCCTCTTGGATGTCTTTGGTCATGTTTTTCACCTGGAGAGTCACAGGTCCCACACCGCGAAACACGGGATCACGAAACTTGTCACTGCCTGTCAGAGTTCGGTAGTCGGATCGCACGCGTGACGCCACGGATTCCCGAATGAGCAGTGAATTTTTCTGAATGGCGCGAAGGACCTCTCCGCATCCGCGGATCAATGATTTGAGCGCGGCCTCAGGAGACGCTGTGTGTTCTGTCCCATGAAGCAACTCCACTTCCACTTCATAACGAGGAACCTCCATCAGCACATTATACTGAAGAAAACGCTGAGACCACTGGTATTCTTTGCGATCTGGATTGCTACTTGGGACAAAGGGGGATTGGCGAACCATGGACAGATCCACACGAATCCCGTGACCCTGAAAACTCCAGCGTCGGATCAATCGGAAGGCCTTGCGCAGGGTTGGCCACTGCTTGATGAGGTCCAGAATGCGCGGGTCCGTTGATGCAAGAGGTTCTTCGCGACGCACTTTGAAGCGCATATGATATTCGCGAAGATTCACATTGCTTTCTGGAGTGGCGCGGTCTTTGATCATGGAGGTGAAGTCTTTTCCTTCGAGGTTGTCATCACGGCAATAGGACTGAATGATTCCGAGACCATCCAGCGTAAACCGAATCTGATTCGGAGTAAGGATGTTCAGATAATCCTGTTGAGGGAGAACTGTCCACCCTTTCGCACGAATCCGTTGCGCAATGTGGAGAAATGTCGTGGAGTCCACCGCACCATCCTTTCCAAAGGTGGCCTCTAATTCCAAGAGGGGGTGGGTGAACCAATCTTTGACAAACCCGTCCAGCTGTTTGGATTGGTCGAGAGTGAGGTCCATTCTACTATTGAGTGACAAAAGAACCTTAGGCTTTCCTTTCTGTCTAACTAGATCCCTTGTCAATTTTTACTAGTGCTGAATGATCTGATAAGAAAAACGTGCTCCATCAAAGGCGCTCTGAATGACTTCAATGGCTTCGGAATAGTTACCCTGGTCATAAAAGAGGTCTACGAAGAACGCACGACGTTCAGGATAGGTATGAACCGTCAGATGACCCTCTTCTAGAAGATAGGTATAGCAATATCCACGGCCATGGGAGAACGTATGCCCTGTTTGCGCGACGACAGAACATTGTAAGTGATAGATGACGCGATCCCACACAGGGCGTCCATGAGTGATATCTGTTATCTGTATCAGACATTCTCTAGGCACGTTGTATCCGTGGACGAGAACATGGAGCCCCTCCTGATTCATTGTAGGGATACCCACATGCTATCTTTATACCTTATACCTATGCCCACGAGTGAAACAGCTGTAGGCTGGTAAGTTTTCCAAGGCGCACTGCAAGAACATCCTTGAGATGTTTTCGATCCGTCTCTTGCCAACTAGGAAGAGCAGACAGACGCTCCACTAATTCTACTTTCGTCGCCTCTACTTCGGGCCACTGAACAATCCATCCACGGGATTCCATGTCCACAATCCACTCACCGACCAAAGAAGAAAAGGGGTGTGCGGACGCACCTGAAGGCATGGCTACCCATCTCGCATGATGATCCGCGAGCCATACTGCGTTCTCTCTCTTCCAGTTCATGGGGTTGGAGGAGAAGTGAATCTCTCCTTTGACGCCACTAGGGACAGGCGCCTCCTTCCTGTCCTCGTCTCCTTTCCCGTTTCCCTCTTCCACACGCTCCTGAACAGCCTCTTTCATGATGACAAACTGGATCTCTCGAAGGTAGGCAATTCCTTGAAACAGATCATCATAGTCCTTCTCTTCCATCCGCGCTCCATGAAAGGCCTTTCCAATCAGCTCATAGAGGTGTTTCCGCTTTCGAGCAAGAGGGGTAGTGCGCAGTCTTTCCACCTCTTCCTGAAGAGTTGTTGTCAGAGCCATGATGAGTTCGGTGCGAACCGAGGGAGGGGCAAGCATGTAATAATGAGGATCGGACAAGCATGCAAACAGGCTAATGATTCCAGTAGGATACAATGAAAATGCAGTGTATCCTGGTAAAAGAAGGGAATCCAGTGATGTCTCTTTCACGATGGACATGCGAATCTCCATCGAATCCAGAGTGCGGGCTCGATGGGGATTGGTTTCCGCGTAGCGGAGTAATTCTTGATAGCTGACATTCTGATAGACACGAGCAGGGGTTGTCATGGTGACTCTACTTCCATTCATGTGATCCGACTTTAGGTATCACTCTCTTCTGGATCGGGGCGTGTCCGCAAATGTTCCAACTCTTTGAGACGATCCTCGTGTTCCTGATGTGTTTTAGAGCAAAACTGGAGATATTCTTTCATCTGTGAGAAGGCTTCCTCGGAAATGGATGACAGGTCAAAAAAAATACCATTGGAATTCTCTGTGTAGGTTTCCTTGGTTTTACGAATAATACGATAAATCTCTTCTTGTTCTGGTTTGGATAGTTGTTTGATGTTATCAAAGATTGATTTTCGTTCGTCGTAGGACATCTCTACTTCCGGATAGATCATCATCGTGTGAATTCACTCGCAGTCTATTTAGGACGCTTCGGACTCTGCCTCCACCTCAGGCTCCTCCACCTCAGGCTCCTCCACCTCAGGCTCCTCCACCTCAGGCTCCTCCACCTCGGACGCCTCGGACGCTTCGGACGCTTCGGACGCTTCGGACTCCACCTCGGACGCTTCGTAGGGTTCTGATTCTTCTTCGGACTCGGCACCATGAAGACGAAGAAACATGCCACTGGCAAGAATATAGGCATCCTGAATGGCAAACTTGGAGCGTTTCAATTCCACCTCCACCTGATCTCCAATCTTCACTCCGTCGTATTCCTGATTGCCAAGGTGGAGATCACGAGGCACTTGGATCCGAATGGCATTGCGATGATTAATGTAGAGACCCATCTGGTTTTTACGGATGACTTCACCCGTCACACGAACCCCGTCGGCAGGATAGATGACACGCCCCTCCAGCTTGACATAGTAGATTGCATCCCCCGTAAAACGGGCCGCCTCAAAGTGACCCATGGAGTGAGACAACAGTTTGATGGTGCCGGGAAGGACAAAACCGTGTTCTGAGCATTTCTCCTCCATCATCTGGATCGCTTTCTTGGTCAAGAGATCCTGAACGGTTTGTGATTTGATCTCATTGAATTCACGGGGCGTGAGGTTGATTTTCTTTTCAAAGAAGGCGGTGGATTCCATGGTGTGTCTACTATCTGAATCATCTCTTTGTTCAATTTTATGACGAGAAGTCGATCTCTCCTTTATGGCCTCTACTCACGTTCCCGCCCTTTTTACTGAGTCCACGAAACGAAGAGGCATGTCCCATATAAAAGGCCTGAACCGGGCGGAAAAACCATCGTTTTCCTTGAATCCGTGAGGCATCCATATACCGCAGGACAATATCCAAGAGGGTGCAGGCTCGCGTGGAATTTTCAATGGGACGTTCCAAACGAATGATATTTCTAGTGAGATCCAAATCATGTAGCCCTTCGGAGCGTAGGGCATCACCTAACTGAACCAATTTTGCAACATGCCCCGTCATATTGCTGACATTTTCACATTCCAAACCACGCTCCACCTTTTTTCCCGTATCAGGAGGGTCCGCCGTTTTAAAGACGATGCTCCCATTTTTGGACACGATAAATCCATAGAACACCCCTGCGTTTTTTCGATGAACGTGAAAGGCTTTCAGCACATCCGTATTATCCCTTTCTATTTCTTCCACAACAGAGGTTGTGCATACCGTCTCATTACACAGATAGTGGAGTTGGCCCGTCGCAGGGTCAAAGAGACGATGAACCACCAGTCGCCCCATCTGATACAGATCATCCTGAATCATTTGTGTCTGCTTTTCAGAGAAGACCAGTTCCTTCTGTTCCTCTAGAGAGATCCATTCATCCCATACATAAGAGAGAAGGGCGTGTTCAAAGGCTCTCTCATCCCGCTGAGGAGATGCATGAAAGGAGGTATGGAACCAGTAGATGATCTCCACCATATGAAGATATCGCTCCATGATCGAGGCATCACCGCGGGCCATCGCCACGCGCCGTTGTTCCAATTTCTCAGGAGGATCCCTGTGAGCGGCGTGCGTGGCCAACTCATGAATCCAGGATACCATTTCGGCCCAAAAGGAACCGATAGGATCCTGCTCCTCTGATTCGTTCTCATTAACAGGAATCACCTGTTGCTCTTGGGGAGAAGGAAGGTATGCATCACGCTTGACAGGAAAGGAGGCAGCCCGAACCGCAAGAGGGATCGTCAGATCGGTATACACATTTGGCTGAAAGACATAATACCCGTTACAATATCGAATGTATCCATGCAACTCGCGATGACGAATTTGAAATGATTTATTATTTACGATGTCTTGCAAGAAGTCCACTGCAACGTGACGAGGAATCTCTTTTAAGATATCCCACATATCCTCTGTTGCATAAAAAGACTGCTTCTCAAACAGCTCACGAATGAGCTCTTTCAATTGATGAATGCGCCATCGTGCAGAATATTCATCGTAAGTGGAGTCATCGATTGTGATACGACGAACATCCACTTGAGGTTGACAGGTATAGTCGCAGGTTTCAATCCAATCGCATACGGCGGTAAAGGGCATATCGTTAATGTTCACCTCTTCGCGGATCAGCCCTTGGGCATCCACTTCTCTCATAGGGGGCTGTCCCTGAATCAGGATCGCATCATGGTTCAAGTTACAATCCATGGCAGACTGTTTCATCACACGGGTAACCCGACCGATCAGCACGGCCTTCTTAAATCCCACACGATAACTGTATAAATCGGCGGTTTCCCGATCATCATCAGGGAGTGTCGCAACATACAAATACACGGTGTTGTTTCGCTTCTCTATGGGAAGTGCGCAATGGGACAGATAACGAATGGCACGTCCCAAAATCTGCTCCGTTTTGTTCAAATGGAACCAGGAGTCCAGCACATGCGTTTCGCGAACAAATCGCAAGTCCACACCTTCTGACGCAATCTGCGATCCAATGATAACTTTCATGATCATTCCTGTAGCGTTTTCAAAGGATCGCTGGGCAGTAATAGTTTCCTCATTGTGTGGAGAGAGTGCGGTGTCACCTGTGAGGACTCCATAGTAGGCGGGGGAAAATGCATGGTTGGCTCCCGCGTGTTCCCTTTCTTTCCGAGAGCAAGAGGCACATTGGCGCCCTCCTTCCGCTTGGATCCCATCCATCAACAAAGAGCGTTTTCGTCCAAAAGGAGTATATCCATTTGCCTCTAGTGCCAGACAGAGCGGAATGGCACCTCCACTGACAAAACGCGTATACAAAAAGATACATCCTTCTGCCGTGCGAATGCGCTGGATCAACGCATCAAACTTGGGACTATAGGAGGCGAGTGCGCCGACAGCGAGCCAAGAGGGGGGCACCTTGGAGCGATAACGGACTTCTCCTGACTCCATCTCACGATGAAATACGCTGAGCAGGGCGCCCTCATTGGTTCGTCGGAAATAGGCCTCATAGGTATCTCCCTGAGTCGATTCTGTCGCAGGAAAGACGATGTTTCCCGCATGAATGAGACCCTGTAGATCGATGGTGTTGATTCCACCGCCTGGAGAGAGGGCATTCATGAACACGCGAGATGCCTGAAGCGCATGTCCTTGAAGGGGGACAGGAAAAAGTGGGAGACGCCGATAATAGTCACGATCTTCTTCTAACAAGGGAGTTCGTCGTGGATTGAGAGTGGGATAGGCGGGAAGCTGTGCGATTTGTTCAGGGAAGAGGCGAATAGGAAAGGATAGGGGATTTTCTCCTCGCATGAAACTGACATATCGCTGGGCAATACGCGACAAACGTTCCACACCCTTGTCCAGGAGTGTTCCCTCGCGATCAAACAGGTCGGTCTCCGTAAGAGTGGCCTTTTTATCGTTCATCAACAATAGGTTCAGCATGAACACGATTTCACGATAGCTGTTATACATGGGGGTGGCCGTTAGTGCGCAAAACTTCATGCCTTCCGAATACATCAGGACGTCGCGCAGAAAAGGAGTCAATAATTTACCACCCGCGGCATCTCCTTTTTCCGCTTTCCCTCCTACGTCTACGATCGCATCTTCACCCTCTGCGATATCGCGAAGATTGTGGGCTTCATCCACGATCAACAGTTTTCCACTAAACGCATTTCGGATGGCGCGTTTTTTATAGATCTCGTTCTGTTCATCGGTTTTTCCTGAAACGCCCTTGATAAGGGATTGAATATAGTTCGCAAAGGAAATGTAGGCGAATACTTTGAAGCGTCGTTTGATCATTTTGTTCACGGCTTTTTCAATAACACCGATGTTGCGCTCATACATCATGTTGGTCAGCTTCAAGTAGGTGGTTCCCGTGCATTGAGAGGCTGTATTGGGTTCATTTCCATGTCCGATCACGACCTTGGAGGAATCAAAGATTGTGCGAAAGAATCCCTGTTGAATCGTGGGAGGCGCAATGAGAATCACCTGTTGATGGGGAAAATGTTCGAGCCAGGCCTCCATGATTTGAACGGCTGCACATGTTTTACCGACACCAACTCCATGATAGAGGAGGGCAGACATGTAGGGCGTCTTGGGTGACATGAAGTTTGCGACAAACCGCTGAACGGGGGTGACTTCGAAGGTGCCTTGGTCTTCACAGGGATTCGCACGTGGTTTCCAGGTCGTTTGGAGAGACTCCGCAAATTCCCGTTTGGATAATAGCTTCTGTAGAAATTCGCGATCCATGACATCAGGATAGGCACCTGTTTCTTGTTCCCAGCGTGTCATGGCCTGGGAGGGAAAGAGGTCACGACGCTGGAGTTCTGCGAGGATGATATCACGCTCGGAAAAATCGGTAGTGAACTCCCAGCGCTGTAGCAGTTCGGCTTCGGGAAGGGATCCGAGAGGACCTGCAACCTGTTCGGGTTGTTGAGCCACTCGTTGAGGACGTCGAATGGATGGGCGCACGGGTGCCACGGGGGCAATCGGAGCAATCGGAGCAATCGGAGCAATCGGAGCATCGACAGGAAGGCCAACAGGAGCGTCCGATGCAAAAGAAGGCATCACTTGTCTGGGACGTCGAATGGTTCTCATACGACTCATGGATGCCTGAATCGGAGGAATGTCATTCGCAAGAGAATTCAAAATCACGGGGGCAAGCACAGGTTTCTCTTCCACAGGTGCCTCTTCTATAGGGGCAATAGGTGCTATAGGTTCTTCCACAGGTGCTATAGGTTCTTCCACAGGTGCCTCTTCAGGTGCCTCTTCTATAGAGGCAAAAGGTGCTATAGGTGCCTCTTCTATAGGAGCAAAAGGTGCCTCTTCTATAGGAGCAAAAGGTGCCTCTACAGGTTCTTCCATAGGGGCAAAAGGTGCTACCACAGGTTCTTCCATAGGGGCAAAAGGTGCTACCACAGGTTCTTCCATAGGGGCAATAGGAGCCTCTTCCACAGGGGCAACAGGCGCAACAATAGGAATAGGCGCAGAAACAGGTGCAGGTTTTGGTACAGCGACGGATACAGGTCGTGTGATGGGTCTACGTATCGGCATGGGAACAAAATCAGCAACAGGGGATTCTTCCAGTGAGGAGGACAAGGGCTTTGCCATAGGCAGGGGCTGTGCCATAGGCAGGGGCTTTGCCATAGGCAGGGGCTTTGCCACAGGCAGGGGTCGTGCCACAGGCGCTGGTGCAGGAACAGCCACAGGAGATGTCTCTTCATCGCTGTCGTTTGCGAATGGATCTTTAAATGTTTTTTTAAGCGCCGCCATTCTATGTAGGACATCATAAATTAGAGAAGGGAATCTATCACGCCTTTCGGTCAGGCTTACGCCTTTCGAGACATGGACCGATGAGAATCCAACGTAGACACAGGGTAGAAATTCTTCATGATGTTCCCAGCTTTGAGCAGGAGTTCCTGCTTTTCGATATGATCCGGACGAATCTTTATCATGGCCTCCTCTAAGGAACACCATTTGATTTCAGAAATTTCACGTGTCATATGGGGATTCTGCGGGTTCATCTGAACGTCCACATGGGGATGACAGATCGCAAAATAATATTTATGGCAGTAATGAACCTGATTGGATCCAAAGAATGTTTCTGAGACAGACTGTGTATTATGAATGACGGAATAATCACCGCGATGAAGACCCGTCTCCTCTTGAAACTCGCGCATGGCACATCCCATATCGGTCTCATAGGGGTTCCGTCGGCCCTTTGGAAATCCCCATTCACACTCCGTCCATGTCGTCGGATAGCGCTCTATCAATTCTGGAATTCGATGGGCCATTTGGGAAAAACGCTGCTCGGAGGCATGATATTCGCTCTTATGGGATCGGACGCCCGATGACCCTCCCCACATGTGCTGCCACAATTGCTCAAAGGATAGTGTGCGAAGAAGTTCGTGCTCTTTCAGAGTCATTCCTTGTAGGAGTTTCCCCATGTATTCATCGTGATGAGGGTGATACTTACCGCGTATGAATTCAACAAAGGACATGGAATCTTTTCGTTGAATCAGTAGAAATTGGAGGCTGTCTGTGGGATTCCGAATAGAACACGAAGGAGAAAACAGGGACTGTTGATGGGCGTCAGACGGATACCGCATCGCAATCATTCCATAACTGGTGACAGGAGATAAACAGGAACGAAAGACGTGACCTGGGAGGCCACAGTTGGTACAGTGGGGGATACGGTGGAGACCATCCATGCTAGGCAACCACACCGTTTCCTCTTTAGATATGCGTGCGCCTCATGAGTGCGTCACACACATTCGGCGCAGAGATGCGTGTCGCGGTGCCTCACGCGCCTTATAAAAGATACCAAAGAACGCACCGTGTAATAGAATGCAGTTTCCCCCGCGTGTATGGGGACCCTTCTTTTGGCATACGATTCATTTGGTCGCGATTGGCTATTCCAAAACTCCAACCTATACGGATAAAAAATGCGCAAAAGACTTTTACGAATCTTTGGCTCACTTGCTCCCTTGCCCAGTCTGTCGCACTCATTATGCGGCTCATTTGACCGCCCATCCTCTGACACCCTTCCTGGATTCACGCACAGATCTCATTCAGTGGACGGTCATGCTTCATAATGCGGTGAATAAGACACTCGAGAAGCCCCTATGGACGCTAGACGAAGTCATGCAATACTATGAGCGTCTCGGTCGGCGCGATCGCTCTCCCGTGTGGACGCCTGAAGACATGGCCGAAGTGGATACCCGCTCGTTCATCAAGGGGTTTATTACAGGAGGGATCCTCTTGTCTACCGTGGGGGGCGTATGCTATATGCTGGGTCAGACTCACGGAGGGACCTAAAGCGCAAACTTCTCCATCCCCACCAAATGACGCAGTTCAAAGAAATGATGTCTGAACAACGGGTGCGTCTTGATATATTCGCGAATACGATCTGCAATTTCTGCGGCACGAACTGCATCCTGACGCATCGTAGAGAGATAATATACTGCGTAGAGTCTAACATATAAATCCATATTAGCCTCTGGCAAATGTTCATCAAATGACGCAATCATCGAACGGCATACCTCTTGGCATTCTCGGTCATAGCCCATATAAAAATATTTCATGACGATATTGTGATATATATAGACCAGTGATTCGGTTGGTTTAATCATGTTATGCACTGCTTGCTGGTAGTCTCCATAGCCTCGTTGAATATCGTCATAAAATTCGTCGAGCACCTCCAGGTAGCAGTATTCTTCATGATGTCCGACCCCCTGATGAATCGTGCCCCTTATGACCTCCTGAAGACGTTGGAGAATAGGGCGACCGATTCGTTCTGAGCATGTAAAGAAGCATCCCACTGCAACCCATCGTGCCTGCTGATAATAGGCGCGTTTCCATTCAGCCTGTTTGTATTTTTTGTCCTCTACATTGAGGATCATGAGATGGAAACGGTCTGTGATTTGGTGTAATGTGGAGAGTAGTCGACGACTCAATTGACCATCCATACACACTTTAGACCCCATTTTATTGAGGTTACTATCAATCCAACCGAACCTTGAACTCTTGAAATGATTCTCCCCCATCGTCCGAAGCACCAGGTTAAATTTATTAAACACCACCACCGTGCTCTCCACAGAAATCCGCGCATCTCGTGTTGGCCAATAGACTTCACGATTGGCACGGATCTGATCGGCAAATTGATAGGCCCATAGATCCTCTACTTCTACCGAAATCACACGGGTGATGCTCTCTAGATGATGGGCACGACGGCGCTCCACAATATGCTCATAGAGCTCTTTGTTACAATAGATGACAAGATAGCACGGAACGGCCAAGAGCGCCTCCATGCCCTGCAGAGTATCAGCGAGACTTCGGCTACCTGCATGGTATTTCTGTAAGAGAAAGCATCCCGTCGTCAATGTGCAGTCCGGTAGGGTCGCCATATTGATGCTACACGGACAGGGGTGTTTATGCTCCATTCAAAAACGAAAGGAAGTATCAGAGAATGGCAACGAAGAAGGCCCAGGTTCTTAATCAGATTGATAGGATTGCTGGTCAGCCAAATGATAAGGCATCCATTGTGGGAAAGGTATCTTCTTGGATGGAAAAGAAGCCCGCGAACTCTTCAAGTTCTACAGGCTCCACAGGCTCCACAGGAATCTCAGGACTCTTTGGACGTCTCTATTCGAATGCGACAACCAGTATTGCAACAACGGGTGTTGCGGCAACAAATGCCATCGCATCTTCGACGAGTGCAAACGGATTTCAACTGTCTAGCATGATTGCCTATGTCTTTGCAATCCTCTGTGTTCTGTTGATCATCATTTTATTTGTCCATTTCTTCATTACCCCTATCTTCCGTCTTCGCCCTGGCACTCCGGGTCTCATTCCTGTTCCAGGGTTTGATGATGGAATCCTTTACTGGTCCTCATCCTCTGCTCTCCTTCCAAATGCGAGCCTCCCCATTCGCAGTCAATCCTATGGATATTCCTTCCACGTAGATATTTTTATTGAGAACCCCCTTGCCTTCTCTTCTACCCCTCGTCTCTTGTTTCATCGCGGAGGAGTCCTGAAAGAGGGGACACCTTCAGGAAAAACCCTGCTCAGCATTCTACAACGATATAATGTGGTAGTGGCATTAACACCTGATACGAATGATTTGATCGTGTCAGTATTGAATAAAAACCATGGAATGGAAACCAGTATCCTCTCTAACGTTCCTGTCCAAACCCCGTTTCGGCTGAGCACGGTGATCATGGAACAGGGAATGGAGGTCTACCTCAATGGACAATTGATGAGGACACGGCGATTTCATGCACCTCCATTGGACATCACAGGTGATATCGTTCCCGTGCCAGGTCTTGCTACGCTTCGTCAACTGAAACTATGGGGGCGCATCCTCAACGCATCCGAAATACGAGAGGCGACCCCTGCTCTCACTACGGCAAAAGACTTTAATCTAGGCCCCATCCCTTCTTCTACGTCATGCACATCTCTCTCCGATGCATCTACTTCCGCGATGGATGCAGCAACAGCGGCGGCAGCGTTGGCCACTGAGAGAGCATCCAGAATATCCACCCTATTGTCTGAGGGTTCCGCACTCTTCACAGAAATAGGAACAGGACTAGGAACAGGAACAGGAACCTCCTCGTAGGAATCCCCTCAGAGAAGTAGATAGGATGGAGATTCTTCCCCTTTTGTTACAAGCAGGTGTTCTCGCCTGTATCATCTATGTGATCTACTTGATCATGTATCGCCCATCAGGCCCGCAGGATGTATTGTCCTCTTTAACTCCATTGAACACCAAGACCGACGTGATGCTGCCCGATGTGACACAAAAAAAAATACTGGGTTCCAGTGGATCTTCCGTCATGGGATTCTTTTATCTGAAAGGAGGTGACCGCACAGCCCGTTATGGACAACGATATCTTCCACTGATCCAAGTGGAAAACAATTGGTTTTTTGAGTTGATGGGAGGATCTCATGAAAAGAATAAACAAACCACCCGTCTTCGCGTGAAAACAACGCAAGGTCGTCTCAAAGAAGAGATCATTGATCTTCCCCCGATTCCGATGCAGAAGTGGGTGTTCATTGCCATTCTTCGTGAGGGCCGTCGATTTGATGTGATTTATGATGGTCGCATTGTTGCCTCACAGCGTCTAGAGAATTATCCTGTCGTCATTAGCAGTCCATTGTCTGTGGGACAGAAAGGTCTAGGAGGTTCCGCCATCCACGTGATTGTCCAGGAAAATCGCATGACTCCTGTCGATGTAGAAAAAATTCACTTGACATATGTGGATAGCAATCATAATATCCTGGAAACCAATTCGATTGACATGCTTCTGCCGTTCCCCAAGTTATCGGCACAATGCCCTCCCGGTTTACCATGTAGCCCTCTTACCTCTCCTCCACAGAATGGAATGAAACAATGGAAATCGCCTTATGCCTGAATGAATTCAGGAAGATTATCCTCAGCTCTGACAGAACATGAACGCAACCTCCCATGAACCAGCACCGCTTCATTATATGATCCCGTATATGCTTGTTTTTGTGAGTCTCCTTGGTATGTATTATTTGTATCAGTATCTATTTGGTCTGCGCATGGGAACTCCTACTACACTGGTCCCTTCTACACGATCCGCCACGACTGATGCCAGTCAGCCGATCATCGTCCGTGCCGATCAACTTCCACGACTGTTTGAAGGAGGAGAATTCACGGTTTCCACCTGGATCTATGTGTCCAATTGGTCCTATCGATCCGGATTGATGAAATCCATCTTACGCATAGGTGGTCCGCAATTTGACACCTTTCGGATCTATCTGGGAGGACGAACCCCAAAACTTCACATCCGATTTCATACGCATGATCAAGGAATGCCACATCGTCATCGTGCGGAGGATGATCTGTCTAAGGCGTCTCTCACTACCCTCTTTACGACTCTTTCGATGGACAATGACACTGGTAAGGGTACCCCTCTGTGCGATCTGCCCGAGATTGACCTTCAACGATGGGTTCATCTGACCGTGTCTGTGAATGCCAAAACAGTGGACGTCTATACGGACGGAAAGTTGGCCCGTTCCTGTGTTCTTCCCGCACAATACAAAGTGGATTCCAGCGGATATTCTGCGAGCATCTTGGACTACGGTGGGTTCGGCGGACAACTGTCTACGACGACGATGTATGATACCGCATTGAATCCCGAATCAGTTCACACGCTCTACATGGCAGGACCTGAACCCATTACCTCATTTGGAGGGTGGTTGGGGTCTATCTTTGCGCCAGGAGTCTCTCTTTCGTTGAATGTCGCATAACCCCACATCGCATACACCAGACGCTGTGGGCGCCCCTATAAAATAAATCATACAAACTAGTAAAAGGGATGGCAGGCAATGCAAACAACGCACGCAATGCAAACCCTGCAGGCCCCAATCAGGCAGAAAATGTAAGTAGTGGTGTGCTATCCGTCATTACAGACATCGTTCAATCAGATGTGATCGCACAGGCGCTCTATGCGGTTGTTCTGGTAGGATGTATCTATCTCTCTTTTGTGTTCGTGGAGATGATGGCAAACTATATGAACCGCCTTCATACGAACCGAACGGAGCTTATCCCGAACACCTGTCCGACCGATGTGCGAACCAAAATCATTGGTCAGAATCCAAATGCGGCGGGATCCAAACCGATCTCTCTGTCATCCAATGAGAGAAGTGGAATTGAATTTAGCTACTCCTTCTTTATTAATGTCAATCCGTCCTCTTTTCGCCAAGAACAGGGTCTGCTCCATGTGTTTCACAAAGGATACAGTTCTCAATTTCCTCTGTTGTCACC